CATGCCGAGACCGCCGCCGACCGACTGAAACTCATACGCGCCTATGTCCGGCAAACCCCTGATTGGTTTCCCGAGAAAGTCCGTTGTCAGGCCCACATCCGTCCCTGCGTTGATCGCGGGGGAACCGGCCTTTAAACTGTAATCCTGCGCGTTCACCATCGTGCGGGTGTAGGTCAAATTATCAGCCGTCGCAAGGTCGCTGGAAGGATCAGGATCGTATGTTTTGAGGTAAAAAACGGCCTGATCGAGCGTCATCACCTGTATGCCCGATTTTTGCACCTGTGCCAGCAGTGCGTCCCACCCTGCCGCCGATAACTCTCCCGTGGTGTGGGCGTAAAAGAAATAAATTCCCCCCTGCCATTTCAGGTATTCCAGTGCAGTCGCTGTATACTGTTCCACCTTCCCCGCCGTGGTTTGCGGATTGGCATCGTTGCCGAAATAGTTGTAGAGCGATACCGGCGTGATATTGAATATGTTGATACTGGACATGAGGTGAGTCGAGCTTGTGCCGTCACCCCTTGCGCCGGTGAAGCCAAGGGAAAGAAGCGCGGCCCGCATCGTCTCATCTGATGCGTTGCCAGGACAGACCCACCCGCTTATTGTGGAGCCTATGCCCGTCTCAATCGCCGCCTTGACATCCCTCATCTCCCCGTCGAATACGCGATCATCATCAAGGTCGAAGTTCTTCACCCCGGCTTTTACGTCGAGGGATTGGGTTTTAAGATATTTTGAGGCCACGGCATTCCCGCCGTCCGTGTTTCTCTTCGCCGCTGTGTACCCGTGTGTCCCCGTTCCCGCGTTGACGACAGCGACAACCTTATCAATGGTATTGTTCGCCGCAAGGGTAAGGTCGAGGTCAATAACTTTCACAGAATCGTTGACACAGGAAAGTCCCGTCGCGTAGTCTCCTGCACCCGTAACCGAGCAATCAGCCGCAGTTGCCGCCCCTGAATAGGTCATGGACAGGCCGAGCCGGTCAGTCATCGTGTCGCTGTACGTTTCCCCGTGGGCCGCAATGGTATGCCCTGCCGCCACAAGTGCCTGTATCGGTGTCCAATCTGTCACCGTCGATGGTTTATTGAGAGCGTATGTGCCTTTCCATCCGTAGGCCGCGAGCTTTGCCGCCACTGTCTGCATGTATGCGAGGTTGCCATAATCATCAACACCAAAGACAACGATACCGGGTCTTCTTCCTGTCTTCCACCGTGGGTTCCCCTTGACCTGTGCCGTCCAGTTGATCGTGCCGCCCGTTGAGAGGTTGGCAGGAGTCGCAGGATTGGGAAGTCCGATGGAGTTGACCATGTTTATTGTTCCCGTCGAGGTGTTCGTGACGGGGTATTTTGCTGAGTTGGTGAGGCAGGTATTGACAACCTGACAGTTGTTGCAGGTGAGAGTTCCCGTCCCGGTCTTATTGATACCTTCTTCGTTTGCGCCGATGATGTCGCCGTTATTCAGCGTCGGGTTATTGTTCGTCGATGTGGCACCAGTCTTGCCGCAATTTTCAAAGATAAAACCGTTGACCGTTGCCGATTGAGTGAAATACGTGCATTCCGCCCCGGAATCTCGCACCTTGAGCCGGTTGAAAACATTCGTTGCCTGATCGCAATAAACGCCCCGATAGCCGCCATATACCTCGATATCGTCAAACGTCCAGTACGTCGCGTAGGCCATGAGGTTGTAATTCGTCGCTGAGTTGGCGGCATTGCCAAGCGTGAAACCCTGCAATTTACAGGTATCGGTGATGAGGCAATCCACGTCAGCGAGGACACAGTTACCGGCAACACCATCACAGTCGAGAGTCACCGGGCCGCCACATTCTGCATCGTTCGGGTCAGCCACCCACCCCGCGCGGAATACTACTTTTTTGTCGATGGAAAGGATTTTGTCAGCGTCAAGTTCAGTGCCGGTGAAAGCTACCCCGGCTCCACCCTTGGGACCGCCACAGACGGTTACGGTATCCCCGTTGCTTGACCCTTCAGCAACGGCCTCAAGGTCGGTTTTGGACGTGTCGGCGGCTGTCGGGTAAGAGCCGGATTTGATATAAATCGTGCCGTCGATCTTTTTAACGTGGATGTCAGCCGCACCACACCACAGGGGGATGAGGAGGAAAAGGAGGAGGGAGAGGAGGAGGCGTTTCATGCTACCACCCCGCCCTGAATCCTACGCCGTACGTGCAGCTTCCCGATGACGTGACCACGCAGTAAATACCGGTTGCGCATGCCCTTTCAAGCGCGGCGGCGTGACAGCTCTGGGAGTTTGCCGTCTGGCAGACAAGCTCGGGAAAGAGAGCCGTGCCCGTGGCCGCGTTGGACGCGTCATAGCACTTCAGGGTACAGTCGTTGACTCCATCGTTCGTGACTACCACTCCGCCGCCGAGGGTCGACTTTCCCACGTATATGGCGCCCGTGGCCGTCTTGTCACCGGACGGGAAGAACGGACCCGCGAACGAGACGCTGACGAGGGCCAAAACAGCTATGATCAGTACGAAAACAAGAACGGATTTTTTCATGAGTCCTCTCCTTTTTGTCATCTTTCTACCACCCCAGTTTATATCCGAGACCGTACGTGCAGCTGCCGGACGTGGTGACCACGCAGTAAATACCGTTCACGGCTCCGCGCTCCAGGGACGGCAGGAAACATGTTCTCAGGTCCTTCGTGCAGTAGACCTCCGGGAATAGCGGCGTGCCGGATGCGGCCGTTGACGAGTCATAGCACTTGAGGCTGCAATCAGCGGAGCCGTCATTTGTAACTACGATCCCGCCGCCCAACAGGCATCTGGACGTGGCCACCGCACCTGTCGCGGTAACGTCACCCGTGGATGTCCATGGCTGAGCGGCTGTCACCATCGCGAGGATATCGGCGATCGTCACCCTTTTCGTTATCCCGGATTGCACGATAGGAACAATGTCAGAGGTGGAGATCGAGGCGCTGCCGTCCGGGAGACGCGATATTGTCGTGTCGGCGGACCAGACAGGGCATACAAGCGCGGCCACAAGCAGCAGCATCACCGATAAGTACAGGAGTTTTTTCATGACTCCACCCCCGGAAATGCGGGAACGTCCGCGAGAAACGCCTCCAGTGTAAAATATGTTGGATTGCCAGCCGCCTGCCTGGACCATTCGGCCTCGGCGAAGTCCCACACCGCATCACCCCAGCGGAAAAGAGCTAGGGCCCTTGCTTTTCTTTCCGGATTGCTGCTGTCCTTCCACAGCCCGGAGGTATGGAGGGAGTCGAAACCCAGCTCACGGGCCGTGGCGTCGAGGATCGCCTGCACCTCGTTCACGGCGCGGGTCTTCAGTTTCAGGACGTCCACGGTCCATGCCGTTCCCGTCCAGATCGGATCGTCACACGGTACGAGATCGGTGTACCCGGCAGGGATCGGACCAAGTTCCGTTACCGTCATCGCCGCGGCCGTCGAAGTGTCGTAAATGGTCTCGCCTCTGTGGTCCTCGACATAGGTCCATTTGCCATTGACAAAGCAACATGCAAACCCTGCCTTGCTTGCCGGCGGAGCGATCTCGGTCGTGAACGCGGGAGAAAGAAATTTGCCCGGTTCCAACGGACTTGGGTCTGCTGCAATCTGGCCGATGTATTCGCCTGAGATTCGGTCGTAGCTGTATACTGTCATCCAGTCCCCCTTAAAATTTGATGAACGTATAGAAGGTGATATTCCGGCTCCTTGTTTCGATGCCGCCCACAAGAGCCGTATCCGAGTTTTGCAATCCAGCCCAATAAGCACTGCCTCCGCCGATCGCCAGAACCTGAGAGCTAAAACCTTTCATATGGGAGTGACTCTTGAGTTCGTCTGCCTGCCAAGACCCGAAAACACGCCCCGGGTCTATACCCCGGCTGTCGTCAAAGAACCGCGGAAACTCACCCCGGGTGTCCGGCACCCGGAACGTTGTCGCCCCATCCCCGCTGCTGAACGCCCCGGTATTATTAGGGCTCCATGACGCCTCATCCACTACGACCGATTTGGCCTGTGCCCATGTCCACAGGCCCGCGTACGTGGTTCGCGACAGAGCGGCCCCGTTGAGCTTTACCTCATCTGCCTGAGGGGTCGGGGACAGTGAGAGCCGTATGTCGCCGGTTGCCAGCAGGGAGTTGACGTCGGCACGGGTGATGATATTGTCGAGGACGGTTATGAGGTCGGCCAGTATAGCGTCAGACACCGTGTAGCCCTTTCCTGCCAGGGAGTCCCCGAAGGCTGCCATGAACGTGGAGAGCTGGTAGAACAGCTTATTACCCGTCTTCGATGGAAATAGATTCCCAAGAGCGGCCCCGCCTGTCCTAAGAGCGTCTACGAGCCACTCAGCGTCGGTGGCCTGGTTGTTCGCCCCGGGGTTCCACTGCTTTAAATTCGATGATCCTGGCATGCTTCCTCCTTACGTCCAGTAACCGGTATCAAAGCCGGCGATGTAGTCGTCGTCCCGGTCGAAGCCAAGCATCGGCAGCGTTCCGGTGTAGATATTGATCAGTACGCCCTCGGGCCTCGGGACAACGTAACCGTTCTGTATCAGATCGATAATCTTCGACGTGAATTCACCGTAAACGATGACGCTCATGGTCATGTCCTGGTTGTCCTGCACGACGATGTTTCCCGACGGAAATATCAGCTTCCACGCATCCTGAAGGCTGTTGATCTTGCCGTCCCAGTGGTTGTTCAGCACCTTGCACTTCAGCAGAACCCTGTACGTCTCGTCATCGAGCTTCGGGCTGGACCCGTCTGTAGGCTCAAAATTCACGTACCGGCTCTGTCCGAGGACCTGGCCGACGATATCAAGCTGGTCTCCCGTGGCCTCGTCGAGGTCGAAGTAATAGAACAGGGCATCGATGACGTTTGTAATGTCCTGCAGCTTATTAAAGACCACCT